AACATCAATCTCATCGGCAGCAAGAAGCACAGCATCCGTAAATGTGAACGTCGCTGAGGTCGTTGTGTTGTCGTTGATGACCGTGGAAGTATAGGTGATCGTCTGGCCGTTTGAGACGACTGAAACGGGTTCGGGGATGACGTAATAGTATCCACCCTGCGCCCCCGTGAAAGCAATCCATCGTGCTTTTGTGTTTGGAGGACCTATGGGAATCAGCGTGGCGAAGATGGATGATGCGTCATCGGGAAGAGTGAAAGTAGCGAACGGAGAAGGCTGTGTCAGATAATCGGAATCGGTCAGGAACATCACAACGGCCTGTCTCGTGCCAGCTCCGAGAAATCCTGCTATCGAAAGCGTCCCGCCGCCATCATTCCCGAGGATCGCGGTTGTTGCGGTCCCTGCGTACAGGGGCGCCGGATCAATCTGGAACTCAGTCCCGTTGATGATTCCATTACCCGATTCAGCCGAAGACGTGACGTTAGCACCCACCAGATTCACTGTGAACGAACTGGAAGTCGCTGACACAACCACGCCATCCACGATGTTGAATATTCCTCCACCATTTGCCGTGTTGGTAATGGTCACAAGCTCCCCAGCCGAAGGATCGGTACCGCTCACCAGAACATAATCATATGTCGCCACGTTCGCCGCGAGGCTGGTCGAGGTAATCAGGAGCTGTGCTCCGTTGGGAGTGAACAGAACGGTCCATGTCTGGTTCCACGTCGCATTGCTGTTACCGGCAAGGGAGATGGAAGTCCCGACCTGAACTCCAGGCACCGGAACCGTGGTTGTTACAGTTGCCAGGGATGATTGATAGGACGAGCTTGTCGCAGGCGTCACGAAGGCGTTCTCCGTTGACGTGGCTGTGACCGTGAAATAATTTATGGGCTGGGCAAACAATCCCGCAGGCTGAACTCCGATCCCGGTGATGATGTAGGTCAGATTCGGGCTGACTCCTCCCACGCTCGCAAAGTTGGCGAGCACTACTCCGAGCCCGACCTGTAAATCAGGGTCCGGTGTCGTCGGTCCTATCCCATAATAAATCGTGATGACATTACCGGGAGTGTGTTTGACTCCTGGGCCGCTTGACCATAGCAGCGCCCTGATAGGAACCCCTGAACCTGTATTCACCACCGCTGCTGGCTGAGTGATTCCGTTTGGAGATGCAGCTTCTGGATACGTTGTGGAGCTGAAGCTGAACGCCGGGGCCGCGCCTGGTCCGACCTGCGAGACTCTGTTCAGAGTCGTTCCGTCCCACTGCCGAGGGATGTCGTTACCGGCCGTGAGATCGGAGATCGCCAGATATTCCACCGCATCAAGCGTAGATCCATTGGCGAAGCTGTTGGGTGCAATCCCGGTGAATATCGAAGTCAGAATCCCCTGATCCGAGGTGACGTTCTCGTCCCACAGCGTCCCGAGTGCGTCCAGCGCCAGTGTGTCGATCTGTGAAATGCTTTCTCGCTCGTACGTTCCAAACCAGTTGAAGTTCTGCCTCCCACTGGTCTGTGACACAGTGCAGTCCACATAGTCGATGTAAGCGGTAAAAGTTCCAATAGCCTGAAGCACTACTCCGAAGTTGGTTCCGTTCACGTCCGAATACGCAAGCGTCGTACCCCAGATATCCGTTGGTGAGCCAAGCACAACTCGCGTCGGGCTGGAAGTCAGTGCGAAGGTCTTTACCGTCCCCACCGGGACACCTGCCTGCAATAGCTGCGCGGTCAGGACTCCGGTCCCTGTAACGTACCCTGTAACGCCAATCTGGAAACCGGTCAGGTTCTGAGACGGGAGACTGAATCCGAACGTCTTTGCATATAGAGGGTCTGAGATATCACCTGAATAGCTGAGTTGCATCTGCACGTTGTTCAGGCTATAGATTCTCGTGCCTCCGCCAACACCATTCTGGGCGATGAACTGAACGCCTATCGTGTCGCTCGTGGAAAGCGTTGCTCCCCAGGAATCTCCTGAACCTCCCAATGTGTACGTTGCCGGGGACGTCGAACTCAGGTTGATTGTCTTGGTATTCCCTACCGGATTCCCATTCTGAGTGAGCTGCACGATCACCAAATTGGTGAAACTGACTGAATTTATGAACGCCTGGAAAGATACGATAACGCCATCGACAGCTTCAGAAGCAGGCAGAGAAAATAAGAACCCGCTCGCAACCAGCGCAGAGGATGGTCCACCGGAACCGGATGTAAGCGTGGCATAGGACGCCCCAGATGTAACATCGTTTGGATTTGACCATAGAGGGCCAAGCAGCGGTCCGTTCGCCCCCATTCCTGCAATGACCAGCGGAGTCGTCTGAGTTGCGGATGGAGTCGCTGATGCGTAACTCGCATCGTGCGCGGTTATTGCTCCGGGATTGGTCCAGGGAGAAAGCCCGGTGAGTGGTGCGGTCCCTGACTGACAGCCATTCGGTCCCGTGGACGATCCGCTGAAAGCGAAAGCGCTCTGCTTGCCGGGGCGCATCTTCACGCCACCGATAACGAAATCGGTGTCCCAGGTAAGCGGAGATGCACCTTCGGGAAGGCTCTCGGGAGAGGCTTCAGTGTAAAGTCCCAGGAAGGCGGTGAGCGGAACCTGGGTATATCCCTGCCCCGCGTTAATCACCTAGACCTTCAGGTACCATGCAATGAATTCTATCGTGTCCTCGTACGGTCCCGACAACGAACCAGCAGCAGAAGACAACTGCTGAAGCGGCGCGGCCGTGGTCAGAGAGCCCGACAGTGGCACCTGTAGAATCATCATCGTTCCGGTGGCCGTAATTCGCTGGTAGATATACCCTGAACCTGCCCCGGAGTTAATCAGCACGCGCAGAGGCACGCCGCTGGTTGACTTGACCGCTTCGAGCTGCTTAAGAACAGAGTCCAGAGGGAACCCGCCAGCAGGATAGGTGTCATTGAATCCGCTGACCTGAAGCGTCCCGAAAATAATCTGGCACTTCTGGTCCACGGTTGATTTGGTCACTGTTGCAGTAAGTGTGCCTAACGCCATCGAGTTCTCCTTTACGGCAGGTTGATGTTTCCGCCTGGATACGGATTGTTCGTCGCCCCGAACTGCTGACGAAGATAAGGAATCTCCTGCTGCCTGCGTACGTACCGATTCACCATCAGGAACAGATACTCGTCACGGTCAGCCTTCATCTGCGGAGCAATCGCAGCGCCTCGGGCCGTTGCGAACCGGTAAGCAATCTCATACGCCAGCGCGTCCTGAGAGTCGATGCTGCCTATCGTGGTCACAGTAAAATCAGAATCTGGCTGAATCTCGGTAATAACCTGTGCCTCGTAGCGAAGGCGCATGTCCCTTGATTCTGTCGAGCCAATCAGGTTGATCTGATCCGTGCGCCATTCCCACTGTCCGAGACTGGGATACTGAAACCGTGAAATCAGTCCTGACTGAGGTTCCTGCATCTCAACAAATGGCAGGCCGGCCCCAGTCTGCCGCTCCCACGCAAACAGAGGAACGATCAGATCAGGCGGCAGGACAGGCACGGGCCACATCTGCGTGCCATCGTAGAACCCGCTCCATGAAATGAACTGCTGCACGGAAGGATCAATATTCTGCACCGGGAGGATCGGGGACAGAATTACATTGTCCTTGATGACCGTGGAAATATTGTTGTTTGCAAACTCAAGACGCAGCCGCCTGATCGCCCCGTTAATCAGCGGAATTGTAAACGGGGCGGTATCGGTCAGCACGAGGCCAGTGCCACCGTAAGTGTCGTTCACGAGGGCGCGAGCGTCCTGAAGCACTTCCTCAACGCTAGGGTACGGCCCTGTGACAACTATCGGCATTTGTCCTCAAACATCATCGCAGCCCGGCAACGACTGAACTCAGGCAAGCCCAGGAGAAGTCACCGGGCCACGATGAAGATTATTCGGCGGTCTTCCCCGTTGCCGCCTCGTAGCGTTTCCTGTCGATGACGCAAACCATATCCATCGAATTCTTGTGATACGCAATGCCCTTGCGAATCTTCTCTCCGCAGTTCGGGCAGTTGGTCGGCATCTCCACCTGCGCGTGCCAGCTTGCTTCATACTGGAAGTAGTCAGCCGCCATGTGCATGTCCTGGGTGATGTCTTCGAGCTTCCCTTTGCGGGCCAGTTCATCTGCCCGGCCAATCAGCACCCGGTAGTGCTTCTTCATCTTCTCGGTAATCTTCACGAGTTCTTCATCGGAAGGAACTTCAGACAAACTCCAGAATACTCCGAACTTCGCCATGTCCTGGCCGCTGGAAATAATCTGCGATTCATCGAGATTTGCCCACTGGTCAATTCCAAGATTCGCAGGGTTAATCAGGTCGGTGGCAACGCGCTCACCGTATTCCGCATGGGTTCGGGGAAGTCCTGTTGCATCATCCGCCCAAACCTGAGTCATAATGTTTGGCAGCTTGAAAGCCAGCTTGTAACGTTCGCCCGGAGGGCACGCGGGGATGTTCCCCTTTACCAGCGGATGCGTGATGGGATGATTCTTCCCGCCGACATTGAACACGTAAATGAAGTACTCCGCCTGCCGCACCATGTTCGGGTCGGACCGCCAGTTGATCTGGTTTTCCTTGACGCCCATCTGATATCCGGGATCGGTGGTGTCTGGTCCCTGCCCAGCCTTGATCGGCCTGGACTGTTTCGTGATCGTTGCGTTCGCTGACATGGTTCCTCCTGAGTTCAGTTAAGCACTGGCTTGTTAAAGGCCGAATGCCCCCTGCGTAAAATCCTCTGCATATACATGGCCCGATCCCAGTTGCGTTTGATCGCTTCGATCTTCTTGTCGATGAGCGAAGTCCTCATGCGCTGCGCTGCAAACGACACCGGGCCAGCCCACGGACTTGCATTCCGGATATTGGCCTCGATGCGATCCTCTCTGGCCTTCTCAATACGCTCCCGCTCCGCGCGAAGCGCGAGCCATCGCTGCCAGTAAGACACGTCCTGACTCTGCCGGATAATCGGTATCACCTTGTCGATGATTACTGAATTAAGCGGCATGAACTCCCGCACCAGCTTTCCATTCACAATGCCTGCCCAGCGGAACGGCTGCACGACTTCGTAGCGTCTCTCTGCGTCGTTCCACTTCCTGAGCGCCCAGCACTGCTCACCGAACAGGGAGAGCATCACGCCAGCCTCGGTGCGAACTGTAGCCGTCTCGCCCCAGATAATATCGAAGTTCGGCTTTCCGAAGCGGTTAATTCCGCCTGCCCTTGTGATTCTGCGCTGAAACTCCGATGGGCACTTTCTCCGCTCGGGGCCTGGGATACGGTAATTCATCCTCTTCTCCGTAAATCTCCATGCTGCGTACCAGAAGAAAATCTCCTTCTTCCGTTGTTTCTACCGTCATCTCTGAATACTTCGAGAAGATAACGATGGTTCCGGGTTCAAGATCAATGGGAATCAGTTTCCCGTCGATGACTTCTCCGCGTCCTACTGCAATCACTTCTCCCTTATTTGAAGGAGTGACTGAAGAATCAGGACGGATGATTGGTGAATCAACGTCTTCCTTGATGCGCCTGATAAGAACCAGATCGTTTCTTGGTCTTAGCATCTTCTCTCCTGAGTGAGAGGCGTGAGCCGAAACCCACGCCCCTGGTTAAGTTACGAAATGGCCGGTTGAGCGCAGGATGTCAGGTAGCAGCCAGATCTGACGTTTGAGTTCACCAGATTCAAACATGCGTTGTAATAGAAAATGTTTGAGGTCAGGTAACCACCAGTGTTGATATCAACAATTGGAGCGACCGTCACGCCGCTGCCAAAGTCATACAGCTCCAGCGGAATCATTTCTCCCATGTACCATGTGCTCGGGCAGAAGGCGTCAATGCGTCCGGGCAGCGCGTTCCACGAGACGTGCAGATCGCGCCCCCCCCATGTCTTCGGGAAGAAACGCTTGGTGATGTCCGGTGTCACGTCACCCTTTGCATCGGGCACATTGAAGTAGTTTATGGTGTAGTAGATATTCTGAATCGCGGCAGCCTGGTCAGGACCGCAATAGTAAATCAGGTCCTTCAGGGCTTCGGATTCAGGTCCAAGTGCTCGACCAATCAGCGTGCTGATCCGCGTCTCAGTGGCCTGCACGACTGCCTGACCGTTCATGTTGATTGTGGGAGTCGAGAGCCGTCCGGGGAAAGAAGCGCGAGGCAGACCGTTGAGCGATCCGACGTTGCTGTTCACCTGATAGGCGCGAAGTCCCATCAGCGAAGAACCTGCGGCACCGGAACCGCCGTTGATGACCAGATAATCTCCGGTCGTTGTTCCGGCTGGCAAAGCACCGGCAGAGTAGAGCGTATTGCTCACGCCATCGACATAGGAAATCGTGAACGATCCGCGATTGGTTCCACCGATGGATGAGAATACCTGCACAACCTGCTGATCGGCGAACTGCACGGCCACGTTCATACCAACAATCGAAGATGTGGACTGGCCGGAGCCGGTGTTGTTGTTTACCGTTGCGGTTGCCGGGATCTGATCGAATGCGCCGGAACCGTCAGAGTTCATCAGCCCTTCGAGGCCCTGTTCGGCCTGCGTAAGGCTGTTCTTGAGTTCCTGCGCCTGAACCTTGAATCCGCCTTCACTGCGCTTCGGTCCATTGGTTGCCATGCGAGCAAGGTAGGTGATTTCGCAGCCGGAGTAGAAGAACACCGGGGAAAGCGCCATACCTGCCCACTGCGAACCAGTGCCACGTCCAAGTGAGTCGCCGTTGCCGGTCCCTTGCGTGATTGCAGCGCCCGCCTGAATCCTCATGTTGACGCGGAACGACGGACGGGTAACGCCACCACCACCAGTGATATTTGAAACAGGAATGACTGTTGCTTTTTCCTTCATCAGACGGTACAGCGTGTCTGAGTCGTACATCATGTTGGGGATATCTTTGGAGAAGGCGTCAATTTCTACGGCTTGTACCGCAGCTTCTGCGAGCGGATTCGCCATGTACACACCTGCACAATTAGCTCAAGTCGCCTCCTTTTTCGACCCGCCTGTAGGTCCAGCACAAAGGATGTGCAGCGTTTTTGGCGTTGGCACCGTTGCGGTTTTCACTCCGCACGGCTGTACTGATAACTACGCCTGATTCAGCGACAACGCTAGGTTGTCGAAGCTTTGACGATCCAATTTTCGGGGCGATAGCGTTGCGGTGCCGTCTCGGCCTAAGCCTAGGAAGTAATCAGTTAAGCCCCGTCCCTGAAACTTCCCGCAACGCTTGCAAAATCTTATATCACTTCTTCCACGAAACCGCACGCCCTTTTATGGTTCCCTTTCCCTGCATCCACAGCAATTGCCAGCCAGCCACCTTGTCGATGTCCTTCACGTCCGGCTGTTTGGAGAGCATCCCGCTCGGTCCTGCACCGTTCCCGTTTGTCGCCACTTTCGGCTTCTGCGTTCCATAGCGTTTCTGCCAGGTATTCTTGACCGCCGTGACTGCTTTAGGAACGGCCTCGTCCAGTTTGGCGTTGATGTACCGCGTGATCTTCTCGGCGTTCTTTTCTCGCAGCAGAGACTTCACGTTCTTTTGGTAGTTGGCATCCTGCTTCAGAAGCGCATTGATCTGCGCGTTGACTTCAGTGACAAAGCCAGCCTTGTCGTTCTTGACCGAAGACATCGAAGCCAGCAAAGGCGTAATGTGTTTCTGAATCTGCTGGTTCATATGCTCGTTGGAAGTTCGGCCAAGACTGGTTCGGAAGTCACTTTCCTCGCGTTCGTTCAGTTTCTTCTCGCGCTCGGATAGTTCTTTTTCCTTCGGATTCTCAGCAACATTCTTAGATTGGCGCAGCGTTTCCTCGAGGTCAGTGACGAGGCGCTGGAAGGCTTCAGGGACCACCTTGCCATCCTGGCCGATTACACCGTAAGTTCGCAGCGTGTTTGCGATTACAGGAGCAACGGTGTTGCCGTAAGCATCACGGTCGAGATTGAAGAGTTTATTCAGGACATGCGGAGCAATCTTCTTGAAACCCTCCGGAGAAGTCTTGATGATGTCGTCCAGGAACTCAGGGCGTCCATTCGCGATGTCCTCATCCACGAGTCGCATGGTTTCAAGCTGCGACTGCATCTCGGAAATGCCTTCGGAACCGCCAACCAGATCGAGCGTGGACTTCGCAGCCATTGCGTCGGAGGGCTTGGGGAAAACCTTGACGAACGCCTGCTCGCGGAAATAGGAATCGTTCAATGCGCGTGCGACTTTGGCCTGTGCGGGATCGCCACTGTCGCGCAGCGTCTTGAGCGTCCGTTGAATATCACGCGGCAGGGCACGATTATCGCCCTCGACAGATTCGTCCTGACCTTCCGGCTTATCAAGATCGGGAGTAATCTCTGTGCCGGTATCCGCAACCTCAGTTTCAACCGCTGGTTGCTCGACTACTTCCGTTCCTGTATCTGCCGCAACTTCGGCGACTGCCTGTTCGTCGCTCATTGAATAGGTCCTCCTGGTTGTACGATTGGTGCGGGTGGTTTCTCTGCAATAGCCCTGGCTGCTACCTGCTGCGGAGTAATCTGGATTCCTGCCTGCGCGGCCATTTGCTGCTGACCTTCAGGCGGTAAATCCTTCAGCGATATCTGCTCGCTCACTGGTTTCTGTTGCGGCTGCGGTGCTTTAATCAGCGCCTTGTGTTCCATGCCGTGCAAAGCAATGTTCGCAAGGCCTGCCTGCTCCTCGGGAGTTCCGTTCTTCATCTTGCGGCCTGTCGGTGAATTGATGAACTGCCCACAGGTCGCAGCCTCCGCTTCGTGGTCGTCCCAGTCGGGATCGACGGGAACAGTAGAGACTTCAGGTGGTATCTGCTGAATCATCTGCTCAGCCTGTTGCAGGGCTTCGGGTGGTGCGCCTTTCATCTGTGCTGACTGCATGAGCTGCTGCGCCTGCTGAAGCTTCGGGTTTGGAACAGGCCCGGTCTTCATCAGCACTTCAAACTCGCCACGCTGCTTATCGACTGAATCCGCCTGGGGAATCTCGAAGTCAGTAAGGCCAACCGCATCTTTGGCCACCCGGAGATTGTTGGGCAACTGAAGCAGCGTCTGGATAACGGGGTTCTTTGAGTCCTGAAGCAATGCGGTGAATCTCTGCTGGCGCTGCGTCCACGATTCGGGGAAGCTCGTATCGGACTCCGGGAAGCACAGCACGTTGCCCTTGAGATCGTTCAGTTCGATGATGACGGTATCCGACTCCCCGATCAACTGCTTTACGTCTCGCTCTCGACATCGTGCAGCACACTGAACTGCCTGCCGATGGTAATTCGCGGTGGCAGCCTGAATTGAATGCCAAACCAGCCCAAGGCGTCCAAGAGCCTGATCGCGCTGTGTGGCGATACCGGAAGCGGTGTCGTTCCCCTCAGTGTCACCGCCTGAAAGTGCGGGATAAGCTCCGGTAAGTAGCTGTGCGATCTCATTGATCATCTTCCAGAGGAAGTCCGGCAGTTCCGGCTGATGCTGCGGCGAAGGTTCAATAAATACCAACTCGGATACTGGCGTACCCGGCTGGCGAACGAAAGGCCCTGATTCACCAGGATAGTTTGTCTGATTCTTAAGCGCCTCGATGTTGAATGCTTTTGAGTCGAAGTGCTTTCGCGGAACTGTAGCCACAAAGAATGCATAGAGCAAATCCACCAGGTTGTTGACACGCTCCTGTATCGGGATAAGCCACTCACCCTGACCCGGACAGTTCATGCTGTCGGAGGGGTTCGCCTTGATAACTGACCAGTGATCGTCCATGCACTCAGGTCGAGCGAAAGCGAAGGTCTTGCCAGCATGAACCACGAGACATCCGCCCTTGTCGGCAAACAGGCCCATCAGCTCGTCACGTACCGGAATATCAGAAACTTCCATGAACGCGGCAGGCCGGAACCACACGCCCTGCACGGTAACGTCATTCACCATCGAATCGCCTGTAACATACGAAGATCCAAGGGCCAGCCCGATATTGATTCGTGCGATGCGGTCGAGTTCATTCTCACCAGGGCTTGAGCTGGGCGCAATCTTGTCGGCGATCCACGGAAACGTAGCCTTGGCTATGGACACGTCCCATTCACGAGAAAGACTAAGCGCGTGCCACTGCGACTGCTTTTTGGTGTTGATGGGAACTTTTACGGATAGCTTGCCAAAGGCTTCTGCTACTTCTCGGCCGCGTGGTTGTTTTCCAGAACTTTGTCCAGATTCCTGTTGAATTCCTCCAGTGTTCTCTTGAGCCATTCCCTCGGTACTCGCAGCTTGGCCGGATAGTGTGTCCGGGTCAGGGGGTTGCTGCTGTTCTTCGTCTTCCGGGACGACTGGCTCTTCGTCCGTTTCCTGCTCGTACCCGAATTGCTGCGCGTCCTTGACGTACCGCGTGTAGACATGGCTTCTCCCGTCCGTGAACAGATAACTCGAGATATCCGTGTGCAGCGTAAGAAGATCGTTGTTGCGCTCGAATACCTTGATGAAATCCCCGGCCGCATCAGCCGCCGTGATGTCTCCGTCATTCTCAGGGTCTTCCGGCTCGAACCTGACTTCAGGCGTATCACGCGTGAGCGCCGACACAATGATGTCGTGGTACGGCGTGTAGATGTTCGTGTTCAGGCCGGGATTGGCGTTCCACGTCTCAGGGTTCTTGGCCTGCCAGGTGATCCAGCCTCCGCCTTTCTGGGGCAGCAGGTACTGATACCCGCGCTTGAACATCCCCGCTTTCCAGCTCTGCTCAACCTCAAACCTGCGAGCGGCCATATCGCGCTTGGCGAACTTCTCACACAGAGTCGTAAGCCACTGCTGGGCTTTTTCAGATAGCTGTGAGTTTTCTTCTGGAGAATAATCCCACGGAGCGATTACGCCAGGTTCCGGTAGCGAGGATTGCGGAGCTTGTTCGTCAGCCATTCTTTGAATGACGCGCCTTTGCTACGTCAGAGAACTTAGGGAGTCCTCCGTTAGTAACCTGGGATTGCCGGGGCCTGTTCCGGCGTGTTCTGATCGGACGTTACGCCTTCCTCGTCACCCTCGGGCTGTTCAGCGTTCGCCGCAGTCATACCCGCCTGATGTGCTTCGTGGGCTGAACCGTGGCTGGATTTGTGCTTGTGCGCTCCATGCGTTGAGTGCATGGTGTGCTGCCCACCGGAGTGCATGATGTGGACTTCGTTGGCAGGACCATGCTGCGCGACTACGGAATGAATGTCTTCGCCCTCATCGCCCTGATTCTGTGATTCAGGCTGATCGTTCTGCTTGGGTTCCATCTGTTGCGGTGGATGCCCGGACTGCGGTTTGGGCATTGGCTTTTTGCCGAAGAGCATCGTCACGTTCTGCCTCCTTCAAATCCAGCGCGTTCTGTTCCTGAGTTTTACGCCATCCGCCGACCAAAGGCAAATCTTTTCCTTCTGGTATGAATATCGGTTCTACCGGTTCAGCCTTCGATGCGTAGCGTCTCCCTGCTTCCGTCATCGGCATGATCGCCAGTTCCATGCGTTCGATCTTGGCCTGCGCGACTTCGAGCTGGTGACGCAACCAGGAGTTCTCGGTAAGCAGATGAGTTTCAAGTGCGGTGCGCCACTTCATTGATTCCTCCAGCGCGGCCCATAGGTCGGCTTGAAGTATTCGCCACTCTTCTCAATCTGCGCGTTTTGCTTTCGTACGAAGTGGTGACGGGCAACAGGATCATGGATCTGCATGGCGTGTTCGCGCATGATCGTTTCGGCTGGCTTGTTTACTTCCATCAGTTTGGACACTATGCCATACCGTGCGCCGTCGTAGCAATCGTCTTCGAGCGTCTCGGCCTTGTAAACGTCCTCAATGTCCTTGGAAGTCTTGCCCCCGCGAATCAGCGTAGGGATTGCACGTATCAGGTTCGGGCAGCAATCCAGAATCACAATCTCGTTGGCGTCAAACATCGAGTACATGAACGTCGCACCAGCCACGCGATCATCGGTAGCTCTTGAAGCCGGTGGCAGACCGAACTTGTACAACTCTTCGGTGAACTGGTCGGCCGGCGTATGTTGCGGTGAAGTACGGTTGAATCGCTCAGGCGAAAAGAATACGTGGGCGATCTTCTCCTCCCTGAACGTATACGAGTCGCGCCCGTTTCTCATGCGATGGTCAATCAGGGCGGTATATTCGGCGATCGACTTGTCATGGTCCACCAGCTCCCGATAGATCACGCAGCAACGTTTCCAGTCGTCGCCACGCCTGACCATCGCAAGGCGCATCCAGTACGTTACCCAAAAGTGCGCGAGTCCGTAGTCCGATCCGATCCAGGGTGTTTGCCAGTCTTCCCACTGAATCCGCTCCGCTTGATGCGAGAGAGGGATAACGTGCCGATCCATGCTGAAATTTGTGAAGTATTGTCCGCTGACGGAGTCAAGGTCTCCATAGAGCATTTTCTGCCGTAACTCAGGCGATAAGAGGTTGAGCCGATTGATATAGTCAGGATCTTTGCGCATAAGGTACGGGTTATCCAGCAGCGTGGAGTGATTGTAAAAGTAATTTTGGGGGTCATACGATTTGCTCTCCTCGATTTGGGCTACAGGGCGTTTCTCCACAAACAGTGTCTTGATCCAGCCGTAACCGATGCCATAAGGATTCGTTGCGCCAGCCATTGTTGGCGTCGGCCCTTCCACCTTGTTGCGGTTTGAGCCGAGAAGAAAGTCCCATATATCGAATGGGAACTCACCGGTCTCTTCTACGCCAATGAAGCTGAAGGAGGCAGAGAGGTACTGGTTCAGGTCCTTGATGTTCAGGTTCTCGCAATGGCCGAAATAGAGGAGTGATCCGTTGAACCAATGGGCGATGTGATCCTGCCCGTTGTACTTGTAGAGCTGACCCGGAACATCCCGTTGCAGGTCCTGAATCAAACCCTTCGCCAGTTCCTTGAAATCTTTACGCAACAGGAGTGTGTGGCAGCCCGGCCACTTCGTCATGTAACGAACAGCTTCCCATAGAAGAAACTGAGATTTTCCGGAACCGCGCCCACCAATGGCCATTCTGAAGCGAGCCCTGGACAGGTGCAGATCGCGTTGCTTTATTGTGGCCTGGTAAACATGGGAATCGTCCTGTTCGGCAACGGGGCGTAAGTCTATGAGTTTGAGCTTGCCTTCTGAGTCGAGGTACTTCGATAAATCACGCATCGCCCGTGAGGATTACAACCTGAATGGTAGTCTTCGAGGATTCGGCTTCAGCGCGGGCCACGGGACCTTCTACGCGATCAGCAACAGACTCAAAGTGGGACACTGAACCTTTGCCGGCCTGTCGAATCATAGCTCTTGCGATGCGATCACATTCTTTCGTGGTGAGTTGTCGTTCAAGGGCTTCGGTAAGTGGCTTAGTCTTTGGTCCACCAGTAAGATTGCGTCGCGGGTCATGCCCTTTTACAAACTGACCATTCGAGGGCCAGACAGGTGGCTGGATTATTTCGCCTGAATCTTCCATAAGTCTTTATCCTGCATTGACTTCGTGAAGCATCTTGAAACTCGTACGCTCGCCCAGCAATTGCCACGGCGGTTGCAATGGTTCTTTGGTCGTGAATGCGCGTCCGAGAGTACCGGAAGGCTTCACGA